GCTCCACCGCTGCACGCGACGTTGTCTTTTAGCTCTGTATTATCCTCCAACTCAATTACCTTAGTAAGGTCAATAGATGTTAGATGTGTCATCATTTCGTTGTAAACTTCTTCTGTACAATCCTCAAACGGACTCTGCATGTAGGTGTGGTTTGAGTAAGGCAATACTGATAATCCGTTGTAGTGTCTTCTGTTTTCCCACATCCACTCACCTGCAAGATCCCATTCGGTTTCTTTTAGCGATACAGTTGCTGATACGTTGTGTGTGTTGTTACCGGTGCGATGTCCCGGCTTAATCCATTCCATATGTACTTTTTTAATTCTGTCTAATAATTGGAATGGTGACTCGGTTCGCATGATTGCTCCATCCGGTGATTTTTGTGGAATAGAGATCACGGCAGTATCGTGTGGTCTAAAATAGTCGTCTTCTACTAATGCTGGATGGTTTGTTGCTAGGTAATTGTATAGTGATTCGTTTTTACCTACTCGGATTCTACGAATGTAATAATCGTTATGCCATGCATGAATACCAGATGAAGTTCCTAGAGTTAGTGAGGTTGTACCTGCAGGCTTAACGGTTGTAGTTCTAGCAGACTTGTTGATCCCTAAGATAGCAGCCACTCGTGCGTTTTCTTCCTTAACTACTTCTGCAGCTTCCTTCATGTTGTAACCCAACACAGTGCCTGATCCAATACCAGTCATGGATACTCCGATTAATGCATCCTTCTCTGTTGTACGTTGCCACACTGGACGAAGGTAATGAAAGTCTGTGTATCCTGCTTGCAAGGTTCCAATAAAGGATGCTGCACGTACACGCTCGTTTAGATCCTCTTGAGACTCTATATTTGATACGTTTACTTCACATAAGTTACAAAACTGGAATGGTCGTAAGGCAATTTCGCAACATGGGTTTGTTCCCCAATCCTTGTCATTGGTTAAGTAGATTCCTGGCTCTCCTGCGTTTGATAACTCTACACGCTTCCAAAGATCCATAAAAAATTCCTTAGTAACTTTGTGTCGCAATAATGCTGCTGAATTGTTTGCACGTCCTCTTTGTGGGTTTGTTTCCCACCAGTTACCAGACTTGCATGAAATCATTTCATCATCGTCAGCGCTAAACAAGCTAATAAGAGCTGCTCTACGAATACCGCCAGCCAACACTGCATCTGCAATGTGACAAACCATATCATGCACTTCAATTGGTTCAAGTTGATCTCCATCCTCTTTTGCATCTAAAATTCCTTGTACTTTTAATAAACACTCTTTGAGTGGTTGAGGTCCTGGTGCTTTACCTCCTGATGTTACTAATCTAGCACCCTTTGGACGAATATCTGAGAAATCGAAACGAAGCTTGGATCCACCATTAAAGTAAGACTGCACTAATGCCTTTACTGCATCTGCCCACCCCTCAATGGAGTCAGCAATTAAGAACCTTCTGGATCGTGCTGCATTTGGTTTTCTAATTTCTGGTAACAACTCTATGTGGTGTTTCTGTACTGAATATCCAACTCCAGTTCCTCCTAACAACAAAAACATAACTTCACCAAATGCTCGTGGATCATCGATTGGCAAATAAGCGCAGTTATAGATTCGGTTAGGTGATATCTCAATAGGTTTTCCTGCAAACTGCATTGAACGCATTGACGGTAGCACCTTCCTGTTATACACAAAACTGTAAGCAGCCTCGATCTCCTCTGCTAGTTGAGGGTATTTTTTGAGGTGCATGTTTTTGTTTCTAGTAACCAGCTCTTGCCACGTCTCTCGACGGTTGAGCTCTGGAATATATTTGGCGTACTTTAGGAAGATAGTGATGTCGCTCAGTATCTCATTAGATAGTGTCATCATAGATGCTTATAAATTATAGGGTTAGTGAACTCATTGTTCAATGATAAATAGGTCATTTTTTTACGTAAAACGGTCGTTTTCTTGGAAAAAACTACAATAAATTATTCAATTCGTTAAATTTGTTTGCTAAAGCTGATCGCACTACTTGGTCATCGTTTTTCATTATTTTCTTTGTAGCTTGACCGAGTATAGTATTCTCTTCGTATATTTCAATACTACAAACCGACATATTCATCTTGCTCGGAAACGTCAAGCCATCAGGTCCAAATCGGTTTTTAATAATATGCCATCTACCAGTACCACTAATCTTATCAGCTGTTTTTCTTGACAAAGAAACAATAAAGTCTGCTACCATTACTTTAGTATACGATTCTGCAATCTTGTCAGCCTCGATAATTTCCTGATCAGCAGCACTTCTGTTGGCCTGACTAGCAGTCCATAGTGGTACTTGGTATTGGCCCGCCAATCCTCGTAAGTCTTCGTATATTCCTCCTAAGACTTGATCGTGACGTATATTTCTGTTTCCTCCTCCGGAGTTTCTAAGCAAATCAGCATAGTCAATAAATATAATGTCGGGTGCGGCACCCTGCATGATACACTTATCTATGTGAGCAGCGATTGTGTTTACACTAGCTGTCTTTGTTGGATAGTACTTGATTACTAAATTTCCAGTAAGTTTGCGAACTGCCTCTTCTACCTCTTCTCTATGATATTTGAGGTCTTGTGTTGGTATACCAGTAAAGAAGCTATCAAATCGACCTCCAACATATGTCTCCGAAAGCTCTAGGGTATAGTAGTTAACATTGAAACCAGCTTTGACGCAAGATGCTGCGGCATTAACTAGTGCCATTGATTTTCCAATCCCGGCTGGAGCTACAAACACTCCCATCTCACCTTTACCTAAACCTCCATCCATTATTGCGTTAACTACATCCCAAGGTGTTGCTGTGACTCGTCTGGTGTTTTGCTCAAACCGAGCGTCAATCTGATCAATGTACTCATGTCCAATATTTTTGTCAGATCCTGCTTTCATTGCCTCATCAATCTCTCCTTTGATCTCATCATACTTTCCTAACTGCAACAACTGCACAGAGGATAGTATTGCTGCTTTAAGCTTTTGATTTTTACAGAAATCTAAAGTACGATCTTTAATATAATCTAAATCTGCAGCATCAGCTTGCTTCACAATATCCTTAAGCGAGTCTACGATTGTTGTTTTTAACACTGAGTCGTCAATTTGATCCAGCTCAACCTTTAGTACTTCTAGCGTAGGTGTGTTCTTATACTCATTAAAGTATTTAACAACGGTCTTTGCAATCCACTGATTTGATTCGGAAGAAAAGTACTTAGCATCCAGTATGTCGTGTATTTGTTGTACGTAACTTCTGTCCTTTAGTAGGACTGCCAATAGCTTTGTTTGAAACCCAGCTCCATATAATTGAAACGTATCTTGAATACCCATATTGTAACTATACTCTATTTTTTAACGTGAAACAACTTAATCTGTAAACTGGTTGATTTTTGTTGCCACTTCTCGCAACCACATTTCTGGATTTTTAATTGCAGTGGTCATGCCGTCTTCTACAAGCAGTTGATGAAACTTAAACTTAGCGAGCTTCTGTACCGAGTCACTCATTAGGTTAGTTGCTCGCATTTTGATTGTAGCATTGAGCATGCTATCATGCAGCTGCATGATCTTGTAGTATAGACGGACATCGTCTTCGTGAAGAACGACATTAACATAAACCTTTACTTTGGAGCCTGTAGCTAGATGTCTAGCATACTCAAAGAACTCATCTAAACTGATCGCTCGCTGCTCTGCTAACCTAGGAAAACGCTTTAGGATTGTCTTAGGTGCTAAGCCTGGAGCGCCAGGAATGTTGTCAGAGGAATCACCATCAAGCGCTCTAAACACTGCAAAGTTTTGTGGAATTACACCATACTCACTGTGCACATCTTCTTCGTAGTACAGCTTCTTTTTTGTTGGACTCCATACGTGTGTGGTAGGATTAACTAGCTGTAAAAAGTCCTTGTCAGATGACATGATAAATTTATGCGATTCCGGCTTGTTTAGATACTCAGTAGCTAGGTAAGCAATAACATCATCTGCTTCGGATTCGTCCAGAGTGATTACTGTGATTGGCAGTGTTTCAAGATAATCAATCAATCGTACTAGTTGCTGTAGCTGATTGTCCTCCTTATCAACAACTTCAGCTCTGTTAAGACGTATCTTAACTTTACGAGTGGACTTGTAAGCAGGGAACAGTTGTCTACGTTTGGCTGATCCGTTTTTACCATCAAACACCACTACTACTCGGGTTGGATCGATTGTTTTGATTGCATGCCCAACGCTCAGGAGAAAGCCGGAGATTCCTCCGACGTGTTCTCCATTAGCGTTAAGAGCTGGACTAGAAGAGTATGCACGAATGAATGTGTTTAAGCCATCCACTATGAGCACTCTATCGTCTCGATCTGTTGATTGAGTTTCCTCGCGTAACCTTAGCTGATTTAATAATGCAGCATATTTGTTTTTAATCATGCATCTAGCATTTCGCTACTATCGATTTCCAGATCATCTGTATCAATAGAATCTTGCGGTTTGTAACTTGAGATTGAATTTTTCTCCAAAAGACCTCTGCAGTAATCCTTTACGTCTTGTCGTTCTCGTAAGATCCTTTGCCAATCCTTAGATTGAAACTTAACGACCTCTCCAGTATCCTCCATCACGATTTCATACCACGCTCCACTTTGGTTAAGCGCTTTGTACTTTTTTAGCGCATCTAACCAGCTTGAGTAATCATCAATTCCTGAATCAAAGTAGATATTGAAAGTTGCTTTTTTGAATGGAGGACCAAATCGATTCTTAACAATCTGTGCTTCAGTCTGTACACCTATAATCTCACCCTCCTTGTCTTTGATCTTTCCAATCGACTTTAATCGTACACGACAGCTTGCATGGAATGGTAAGGCCTTTCCTCCGCTTGTAGTATACGGATCACCAAACATTGCTCCAAGCTTTTCTCGTAACTGATTAGTAAACGCTAATATAACACGCTCCTTACCAATTAGATTTGTAATCTTACGAAGAGCCTTAGACATGATAATTGCCTTAGAGGTTGCCCATCCATCCTTGTCGTAATCAGCATCCTGCTCGATCTTAGTTGTTGCTGCTGCTACAGAATCTACAACAATTGTTACCAGTCGGTCTTTGCTTGTATTACGAATACTTGTAATTAAGCTCTCAATCGACTCGAATATGTCTTCAATCGTTTCGAGTGGAATGTATAGCATGTTTTTGACATCAACACCAACTGCTGTTAAGAACTCTTCGCTTAATGCATTTTCGGTATCAATATAAACAGCTATGCCTCCTTTCTTCTGTGTATTAGCTAGCAAGTGTGCCATGATAAGAGACTTACCCGAAGCTTCTAGGCCAGTAAACTCAGCAATTCGTCCTACCGGTAAGCCTCCATCAGGTCTATTTGAAATGGCAAGGTCTAACGTAGTTGATCCTGTTGACACCCATTCTTTAAGGTCTGTCTGAGTACTCTCAGCTCCTAAAAAATGTACAGCTTTGAAATCCTTAAACTTCTTGTTGAGACCATCTGCTAACTTCTGAGCAAGCTCATCTCTGCCCGCTATTTCATCGGGTGTAACTTTTTCCTTTGCCATGTTGTTTATGAATTAAATAACTCACCAAATGCGTCTTCGATGTCGTTGGTTGTTGCGGTTTTAGCTGAAGTAATTGCTGGCTTAGATGTTGTTCCATCTGCTGCATTATCATCTGGGTTTAACCACTTTGTCAACTCTTCTTTCATCTCTTCGTAAGACAGTTCTCCAAACATCTTAACTAACTCAGGTTGCTCATTAACAATTTTGTTAGCTACCTCTTTGTCTTCTGTTGCTGGAGTTGTATTTGGTTTTACACGAACGGTGTATGTTGGGAAGGTTCCATCTTTATCTGGTGCTGTACACTCGATTGTGATGTCACGTCCGTTCATTAAATCTGTAATATCACCGTAGTCTGGATCAGCGATGACGCCTAATAACTCTGTGTAGATTTTTTTACCAAACGCATAAAACTTAACACCCTCGGACTCTTGTCCTCGAACAATGACTGGAACATAGCAACGGAACTTTGGTTCAATTTTACGACCTAGTTTCCAATCCTCCTTATCACCACTTTTTTTAAGTTTTTCAGAAAACTCAACAATTGGATCTGGCTTACCAAAGCTCATAGGAGAGAGCATTGTTTTTTTACCAATCTCATAGTGAAAGTATAGTTCTTGAAAAGGGTTTGATTTGTCGTACACGTAAGGTACAATTCGAATTTGGGATTTCCCTACCGGTGGTTTCCAGAATACATCTGAATTTTTCTTACCACCACTTGATTGAAGCTCTTGAAGCTTCGCTTTTAATGCATTTAAGTCTAATGCCATTTTGCTTTTGTTTTTAAGGTTTATACTTTATTTACTATCAAGTTAAGTATCGAGTATGTAATTGAGCAGGCTGTGTTATTTCTAGTGTTTTAATTATGCTCCTGTACTACTGCTGACTTAACCCATTGACTAACTATACGTTCTTTTAACCGTTATTGCAACTCTTTTATTTCAATCAATCGAAATAATCCATTTCGATC